CACCGCCCTGTCACGGCGGGGGTCACCGGTTCGAGCCCGGTACGGTGCGCCAAGTTTTGGTGTTAGTCTATAAATGCATAAAAGACAGGCTAACTTAAATGACACCTCACTAGTGGGACAGCCAATCTATTTTTGCTGGGTTCGTCTATCGGCTAGGACATTCGCCTTTCACGTGAATAAGACGGGTTCGATTCCCGTACCCAGTACCAAGTTTTGGAGATGTAGGAAAATTGGTAACCCCAGGAGACTGTAAATCTTCCGCCCCTGGCACTGTTGGTTCAAGTCCAACCGTCTCCACCAAAACAAGGATAGTTGGCCGAGTGGTTAAGGCAATGGATTGCTAATCCATCATCGTGAAAACGGTGCATAGGTTCGATTCCTATACTATCCGCCAGAACGTTCCGTCGTCAACGGATACTCTGACCCAGAGGATGAGAAGTGATGTGACAATCACGGGTGGTTCAAGCAAGGATTCACGTTTAGTAATATTTGTGAAAAAATCTGCTTCTACGAAAGTAGCGGTTTAACCTAACCGGCGTTAGCAATACGAGAACGGTTCCTGTCGGGGAGCGGGTGGAGGGTGTAAGTGATGAATAGACTAGTTGGGGCAACTTGACGAAATTTCTGATACACTATAATTACCGCCGAGGAACGTCAGAGCATTTTATTTCCTATATAACAAACCAAACAAGTTGACATTATTTTCTAATTTCATTATAATATCAACTGTTCATTAAAAATATAAATTGCCTTGGTGGTGAAATAGGTAGACACAAGGGACTTAAAATCCCTCGCCTAATAGGCGTACCGGTTCGATTCCGGTCTGAGGCACCATAATATATGTTTGCCCCTGTGGCTCAATTGGTTAGAGCAAGCGACTCATAATCGCTGGGTTACAGGTTCGAGTCCTGTCGGGGGCACCAATATTAAATTTTTAAAAAAATAACTGGTCAGGTGGCAGAGCGGTCCAATGCAAGGGATTGCAAATCCCTAAAGTCGTGAGTTCAAATCTCACCCTGACCTCCAAAGTTTATGCGGGGTTCGTAAAATGGTATTACCTCATCCTTCCAAGTTGATGTCAGCGGTTCGATTCCGCTACCCCGCTCCAGTTAGTATGTTCTTAAATAGTACCTATTCTATTTAAAATATTCAATGCACGTTGTCTTAGACGATTAGTGAATTCACTTTCAGTTAATACACCTTTAGCAAGATTACATTTTCTACAAGTAACTTGTAGATTATCAAATGATGTTGGTCCACCTTGTGATTCAGGAATAACATGATCCATGTGTATTTCTTTATCAGTTAGGTCTTCATCACAATATACACAATAGATTCCGTCTCTTTCAATAACTCTACGGCGTAGGTTATTAGGGATTCGTTCTTTCTTTTGTAACATTAAATTATTTATTAAATATAATAAACTATCAGAATAGTTTGCCCCGATGGTGGAATTGGTAGACACGCTGGTCTTAGAAGCCAGTGCCTAGTGCGTCCGAGTTCAAGTCTCGGTTGGGGCACCAAATATTAATTAACAACAATGGACTTATCAAAAGAAGACGGTGATAAACGTAATAGTTTACCTTATCCTATGGAACTAGGTAGTCCTGCTTTTGCACCCATTGATGTTAAAAAAGAAAGTGATATATTATATAATGCAGGCAAATTACATGCCAAGCAAGAGTATGATAGAATTATGGAACAAGTTGAAGTTCTAAAACGCCAGGCTGATAATCTAGTAAATAGAATGAGAGTAAGTGATATGATGCATGACATTACTATTACTTTCAAACCTGTTCATGGTAAGATTTATTATGTGTATCTAAACACACTTAAAGATGTTTATTGGCTTCCAGGTAATCATCCTGATAGTTGGCCAGCATTAGGTATACATCATAGATTTGTAATTGCTGTTCAATTAATGGGAGACAGCAATTGGTGTGAAGTAGAAACAAATTAAGGGGGTGTAGCTCACCTGGGAGAGCGTATGATTTGCATTCAGAAGGTAGCGGGTTCAAGTCCTGTCACCTCCACCAAAGACCCTCTTCCACTTTTGCGTTAATAAAGTGGGCAATGGTTATATGCCTTATTAATAACCAGGTACACAAGGAATTTGACCTCACGCCTCATATCAGAGAAACGGAAACAATCTTGGGAGTGGAACGATAACCACTACCATATAAATAAAATACGTAGACGGAGTAGGCAGTCCAGTTTAGGGCGCATGTGGTGTGTGTGGCTAAACATTTTATTAAAATATATTTTGAATATATTTCAATAAGATTTTATCGCGGGATAGAGTAACGGTAATTCAGGAGTCTCATAAGCTCCAGATCTTGGTTCGATTCCAGGTCCCGCATCCAAACACTATGATTACTTATATAATTACTTTTTTTGCTGTGTTCTTAACAGATGTACTGTATATCTATTTTATAAAAAGTATACAGGATAACAAATCCATACAAGCCGCATTTTGGTCTGTAGTTGTGACTGCTACAGCCAGTATCACAGTTATTAGTTATACAGAGGATCATTATGCTTTAATTCCTGCATTGTTCGGAGCATTTTTCGGAACATTGATAGGAATGAAGATAAGAAAGAAATACGGAGTGTAGCACAGCCTGGTAGTGCACCTGGTTTGGGACCAGGGGGTCGTAGGTTCGAATCCTACTACTCCGACCAAAATCATTTAAAGGAAGAAAAACTATGACATGTAGAGGATATGACCCTAAATCGGTTAAGATTAGTAAAACAGTAAAACGTGCTGCGGCACAGATTTTAGATAAACATGAACGCGGTGAATTCATTCGCAGTTATGTAGAAATTGCTAAAAGTGAATTACGTACAGGTAATCGTAAGGAAAAGTAATGAGTAAAGGTAGTAGTCCAAGACCTTATAGTGTACCATTAAAGGAATTTGATAACAACTTTGATAAAATATTTCGTAAGCCTGATCCAAGAGAAATGGAAGATGCACAGATTGAGGATGAGGCTTTTGAAACTATTGACAACAAACAAAAAAAAGAGTATAATAAATATACGCATCCTTAACTCAGTTGGTAGAGTGTCACGCTTACACCGTGAATGTCGGCGGTTCGAGCCCGTCAGGATGTACCAAGAAAGTTATGCGGGATTAGCTCAGTTGGTAGAGCGAGTGCTTGCCAAGCACTAGGTCGTCAGTTCGAACCTGATATCCCGCTCCATTATATAAAGGTAAACAATGTCTGAAAGTAGAGCAAGATACACAAGTGAAGAGGCTGTATTAGCAGTCGGTAATAGATATGATTTGGTACTAATCGCAAGTTTACGTACACGTGAATTAAAACGTGGATTTAAACCAAAGATTACAACAACGGCGGGTACTACTGTTACTGCACTTCAAGAAATTGAAAAAGGTTTAGTATCCATTGATTATTTAAAACGATTAAGAAAATAACAGGAAGTGTGGCAGAGTGGTTTAACGCAACGGTCTTGAAAACCGTCGGTCTTTTACGAGTCCCGTGAGTTCGAATCTCACCACTTCCACCAAAAGGAACTTTATGAATAAACTAATCAGAGATGGTAAAGTTGCTATATTGTATAGTCCAGGATATGGTGCAGGATGGTATACTTGGAATAAAAAATTCCCTGAATTAATATTTGATCCAGGTATCGTTGATTTAGTAGAACATAATAAATTTGATGAACTAAAAACTTATGTCACACTAAAGTATCCTGAAATTTTTACAGGCGGTATGGATGATCTAAAAGTTGATTGGTTACCTGTAGGAATAGATTTTCGTATTACTGAATTTGATGGAAATGAAATTATAGAAACAAAAGATGAAGTAGATTGGATTATTGCATGACATATATCGTAGAACACAATGAGATTGAAAAAGAGTTTGTATCACTTGATATGGCAATGAATTACGCTAAAATGTTAGATGTGTTTGTTGTTATTAAAGGTAGTGATGGATTAGAGATTGCGGGCAAGTTTGGTGTAGATAGTGTTGAAGAAGGAAATTGCCCAGATGGGATACCATATGATTGGAATAAGTCAAGTCGCATAGGTAGAGTTAAAAAAGAAAGAGGTTAATATGCCATCAGTATTTTTAGTTAGTGATACACACTTCGGTCATGCCGGAGTTTGTCGTTTTACAGAATCAGATGGAATAACGAAAATTCGTCCATGGACTGATCCTGATGAGATGGATGAAGAAATGATCCGTCGTTGGAATGATAAAGTTCGTCCAAACGACAAAGTATATCATTTAGGTGATGTAGTTATTAACCGTAAAGCATTACCAACAATGGCTCGCTTAAACGGAGATAAAGTGTTAATACGCGGTAATCACGATATCTTCCGTGATGACGAATACCGTGAATACTTTCGTGAATTACGTGCATATCATGTTATGAACGGAATGATATTAAGTCATATACCTTTACACCCTGAAAGTTTAGGTAGATTTGGCACAAACATTCATGGGCACTTACATACTAACCGTGTAAAGAAAATTATAGGTGTAGATGTAAGAACAGGTGTGTTTAAATATAGTAATGAAATTGATGAACGTTATCATTGTGTTTGTGTAGAACAAACCGACTTTACACCTATCTTATTTGAAGATGTTATTAAACGAATTGAATCAGAGGGTGGAACAGTTGGATTTAAGAACGGTAACGGACCTACAATGTAAATTGAATATGTATATAACAAATAAGTACGAATCAATTAAACTACCGTATAGTAAGGAATTACTTGATTGGTTAAAGGAAAATTATCCGTTCTCTAAATACAAAATGATAAATTAATAGGGACATAAGTCCCTATTTTTTTGGGTAAATTACCTACATTTGTCACTAATTTGTAATATTTTTTTGATTAAATATTTGAGATAGTTCAAATATATGAACGGCAATTAAATAAATCGGCCACAACGATAGAGTGGTGCTGGAACTCGTAACCAGCAAATAGAGACTTAGGTCTCTATTTTTTTTTACAAAAACGGATTTAATTAATAAAGGAATAAATACGCATATTATGTTACACTTCATCAAAGACCTTTCACACCAATTATTAAACTTTATCAAAGATGATCCAGTAAGACCTGAGATTCCAACTGAATTTCGTGTTACTAATGGACGTTTGGTTGCAGCATTAGCGGACTCAAATATGGATCCTGATGCAATGGTATGTGTTAGTTTCCATGATTTTGTTCCAGAAGATGTTAATGGATTAAGTGAAATAACACAAGTGCCCACAACAGCTGTATTTTATACTATTTGGAGTTACAAAGCAGGCTCAGGGCAAAGACTATTACGTGAAGCAGTTAAAGGAATACAAGAACAATATCCTAGTATAACAAGATTTGTAACATTAAGTCCTAAGACAGAACTAGCAAAAAGATTCCATCTAAAGAACGGTGCTATTGTTTTTAGAGAAAATTTAGAAACAGTTAACTATGAGTATCTAAAAAACGATAAATAATAGTATGTCAAAAGCAAGTACAAAACTGCAAGAATTGGAAGAGGTTCAAACTGAAATTGAACAGTATGAACAAAGTGCAGAACTTGCAACAGATTTTATCTATGATGAACTTTTGCCATTATTAGAAGAATTTGAAAATGACAATGATGACCCTAATTATATGTACGGTGTCGCAACTCATGGTCTTTTTATAGAATTAATTCACCAATTAGGTGAAATGGGTTATACTGAAAAAGAACTAAAAAAAGAAATAAAAATCCATATAAACTCCTCATACGGACAAATAGTACACTAACAAAAGTACTACTTTTGTGTTATATATAAAATTTGACAATAACTCAAATTGGGTATATAATACACTTATGAACTCAAAAATTACCCGTAAACGTAGAACAGACCGCAATCAAGTGATATACTTTATACAAGATAAAGTAACACTAGAGTACTACATTGGTTTGACGGCTGTTTGCTATGCAGGTAATGTTCGCAAGACATTAGTACGCCGTATGCAAAAACACATGCAACGTGCCCTAGCAGAAAACAAAGATTGGGGATTAAGTCGTGCATTACGTGAACGTGGTGCTGACAGTTTTGTTTTTGGAGTCATTGAAGTAGTTCGTGGCAAGCGTCCTGCTCATGCACGTGAGACAGAATTGATTAACACATTGCAACCAGCATTAAACACATTCGGAGTAAAATGAAATTAAACGATATCTTACAATGGATCGGTGCAGTATTCATTATTGCAGGACATGTATGTAACGCAATTGGGCCTAGTGTTTATCCCTACAATATTGTAGCATTTACATTAGGTACAGTAGCATTTATGTGTTGGACGATACGTGTAAAAAATCGTCCTCAATTAGTTGTAAACATTGTGGCAATAGTAACTTGTTTAATGGGTTTAGTTAACGCATGGAACTAGTATGAAAGTTCATGGTGACTATATAGTGTATGCTTGTATGTTTATGGCATTATATTACAACTGGACTAATATACCACACCCTGAACCACAACGTGAAGTTAGAGGTATTTTAGAAAAGATACAACATGAATTCCCTCATTAAAAATTTGATGCGGCTAATTGTTTAACAAAGGAGATAATAGATGTTTGAGTTAATTTTTACGTTTTTAGTTGTTACCAAAACAGGACTTCCTAACTTTCAAGTAGAACGTATTAGTCTATTTCGTGAAATAGAGGCATGCGAAAAAACCAAAGACTCTATGGTCGCATATATGGATCAATTGGTAAAAGAAAACAAGATGTTTCCCGGTGTATTTGAATGTAGGAAAAAAAATATAGATTGAAATGTCAAATTTTCTATTACCAAACATTATTGACTATTATTAATAAACCTGTTAAAATATAATTTTAAGGACTAATGGTGAACTGGAAAAAAGTATTGACTATTATTATAGGAATAATAGTATTCATAATTTGGACTTATGTACCTGAAGATGAATATGAAGATCCTGATGAGAAATTTTCAGTAACCTTTACGTATGATTGCCGAAATATCATTGATGATACTGATGTTCCGCAACATGTTATTATTGAATGCAGACAATTAATGAAAGATTTACAAAATGAACCTAAAACAGATTAATGAAACACTTGACCATAAAATAACGAATGGCAGTGAATACCAGTGGAACTGCTATCCAGATGCACGATTCTTAGAATATGAAAGTGACTATGCCCATGTTTCAGTTATATTCAACACTACCGACCAAACAATATATGAGGTTGAAATTTCTGTTAAGCGTGATGCTTGGCCAAAAGATATGCGCCCGTATCGTTGGTTGAATCCTGATACCAAAGATATTATGATTGCCGAAGCAAAACAACGCAAGGTTAAATATCGTAAAGCATGGGACGATGTTAAGTATATTGATTTGGATCTTGAAGAAGATTTCCTTGAAAAGGCAAAAGCCATCTTTAATGGAGAACCTTTTGATACACGCATTCAAATGGAAGTTGACTTAGATGACGAAACCCTTCTTAAGTTGGCTGTAGAGGCACATAAGCGGGATATTACAATTAACAAATATATTGAAGAAGTTTTACAAGCCTTTATAGATAAGGAAAAACTGTCAACGGAATAAGTATATAACACGTTATATATGTATAGGAGACATGTTATGAAAAAACTCATTCCGTTATTATTAATTACACTAAGTGTTAGTGTAATGGCACAACATCACCATCATGGAAATTATGGTCGTAATTGGCAATCTAATCCCAATTGGTGGATAGCACCTGTTATGATTGGCGGAGTAATTGGATATGAATTAAATCGTCCACAACAAGTTATTATTCAACAACCTCCTGTAGTTGTGCAACAACCACCTATTATATATACACCGCAACCTCAACCAATGATACAACAACCTCCGTTAGGATATCATTGGCAAGAAATGATTGATCCTGTAACTAGCCAAAGAAAAATAGTATTAGTTCCGAACTAATTGATTTTTATTACTATTGATGTTATCATTCATTATGAATGATATATTAACTGGTACTTTTACCTGGATTAAAGATGACTATAAAACTTACCCCCTTCGTTTCTTTATGGAAGTACTTGCGTGGGCGATTAGCATTGGCTGTTCAATCACAATGGCAACAACCGTCCCTAATCCTCCTCTTATCATATTATATCCTATCTGGATTACTGGGTGTGCTCTGTATGCTTGGTGCGCTTTCTCTCGTAAAAGTTTTGGGATGTTGGCTAACTATCTCTTGTTAGTCACTATTGATACTATTGGGTTAGTTAGAATGATTTTTTAATATAATTAAAATATGAACGATTTAGAATTAGGTAATCAACATTATATAAACAAAGAATATGATGTAGCAAAAGAATGTTACGATAGAATATTAGAAATAGACCCTAATAATTTAACTGTATGGCATAACCGAGGCCTTGCTTGTACTCAAATGGGACTAAATGAAGAGGCAATTGAAAGTTTTAAGTTGCCCTGTAGTTATAATAGTGCTGAAAGTATTTTGAGTAGAGGTGTTGTAAAAAGGAATATGGGCCTCTATAAAGAGGCTATGGAAGATTTTGCAAAAACATTTTTATTAGAACCTGAACATCACACTGCATATAGCAATTATGGAAATACATTACGTGAGTTCGGTTATCCTCATGTAGCAATACCTTTCATACAGTTAGCACAACAATTTGATCCAGAAAACGTTAATTACAAATTAAATGAAAGTGTATGTCATTTAATGAAAGGTGATCTTATTGAAGGCTGGAAAAAATATAATGCACGGTGGTGGTATCAAAGTGATGTATGTTTTAAACCTAATCTACCTGGACCTGAATATGATGGAACACAAGATGTAACAGATAAAATTGTAGTTGTTTATTATGAACAGGGATTCGGAGATAGTGTCCAATTTATAAGATTTGTACCTGTCTTACAAAGTAAAGGTGCAAAGATTGCCATTGTAACTAAATCTCAACTATTAGATTTGTTTAAATTTAACTTCCCTGATTGCATAGTAATCAATGCAGAAGATCCTCTACCTCCTTATAACTATCATGTAGCATTAATGGATTTACCTAAATGTTTCAATACAACTATTGATACCATTCCAAGTCCTACACCATATCTAACAGTAGATGATAAGATAAAAAATGCTTGGAAGAAAATATTAGGTAAAAAGAAGAAACCAAGAATTGGCTTACTATGGAGTCCCAATAAAATTGCATTCATTAGCAGATTTCGTAGAATTGATTTAGAACAATTACTCTCAATAGTAGATGACGACCATGAATTTATAAGCCTCTCGTATGAAGTCCATGAGGAAGAGGAAGCATTACTTAATAAATATAATGTAAAAAATTATAGTGAGCATTTAACTGGATTTTATAATACTGCAGGATTGATTAGTCAATTGGATCTTGTGATTTCAATTGATACAGTAATACCTCATTTAGCAGGTTCAATGGGCATACCTACATGGGTAATGTTGTCTGATTATGGATGTGATTGGCGTTGGTTCTTAAATAGGAATGACAGCCCATTTTATAGTTGTATGAAATTATTCCGACAAAAGAACGCAAATTGGGATAATGTCTTAAAAGATATTACTTTAGACTTACAAAAAATTATTTGACATTAAATACGGGTTGTGATATACTACTCGTATGAAAAATAAAATTCTATCTTTCACTATTGAACAGCCCAAACACAGGGCTCACCGTGTGTTGTTTCAAGACAACACACCGTTCAAACCTAAGGTTGTGCAAAGCAAAATTGCGTACAATCGTAAACCTAAACATAAAGGAAATCAAAATGAATATTAAAACAAAAGCACTACTCCAGGCAATCGGAGTTACTTTCTCAGTTATTGTTACAGCATTGGGCGTAACCTATTTATTGTCTTTACTAAGTTCAGATGCTCCGGCATTATTTTCAATTGGAGTATTGTTAGGTATAATGTGTTATCTAGCATACACTTATATATTAAGTCGCTTAGAATCTCAGGAAATTTTAGAAAAACTTAACTCAACCAAGTAATCAAGGAGTCAATATGACTAAAGGGGTATGTCCAGTTTGTGATGGCACTGGAACAGGTGATAATGGTCGTGCATGTAGAAATTGCGGCGGGCAAGAAATGTATGGTCGTGGTACTGGAGAGGTAAATCTTAGACAAGATGGTACCCCTTGTAAACATGAATACAATAGTACTACAATTGGCCGTTGCTTAACTAGATACAAATGTATTCATTGTTCCTATCAATTTGACATTGATTCGGGTGATTAAAACGGTTGACAACAAATAGTTTCGGGTATATAATATAGTCTTATTCAGTTGATTAAAGGAGTTTTCAAATGGAACGTCTTAGCCCTATCTTGGAAGTTAATCAAAAAATCATGTTCGGTGATTTCACTAATACCGAATTAGATAGTATTATTTCTGCAATTAAGTTTGCACGTGCTAATATTGCAAAACAAAATAAACGTGAAATGACAATTGGATCAGTAGTCAAATTTGTTAGTTCACGTGATGGTCGTACTGTTCTCGGTACTGTCAAAAAAGTAAATCGTAAGTATATACTTGTAAACGAAAATGGTCGCCCATCTACTTGGAGAGTACCTGCTAACATGTTAGAAGTTGCGTAAAAACAACTTACCCAAATTTGACAATAAATCAGTTTGGGTTTATAATAAAGTCTTAATCAGTTAACACAAGGAGTTTTAAATGGCTTACATGTCTCAGGAAAAGAAAGCAAAAATCGCCCCAGTCGTTAAATCCATTCTTAAAAAGTTTGGCGTCAAGGGTTCACTTTCAGTTCGCCATCATTCAACATTGG